CTAAGTGAAACTGGTGTTATTGTATTCCATGATACTATGAGTATTGACGGTTGCAGAGAATTAATGATTGACCTACGTACTAAATTCTTTGATGGTACATTTGATTTAATCACATTCCCGTATGGTAGTATGGTCTATGGGGATGGCAACAAAGTTGATCGCCGCACAGGCATCAGCGTACTGGCCAAACGTGGATTTGCTACAATACCACAGGCCTGTGACGAAATCTGTAACCTAGATGATCATACACAAGATATCTATGTTAAAGAAGAAGAGTGGTATGAGTCAGAGCTTAAAAAAGCTAAAAAAGTAAAAACTAAATAATATTGACAAAACCTTAATTTTATTGTAATATAATAATATGGCAAACGCATATGAAATATTAGGAGTGCCTAAAGGGGCTTCTGATTCAGACATTAAAAAGGCTTACCGCAGGCTTGCGGGCCAACATCACCCTGACAAAGGTGGTGATACAGCCAAATTCCAAGAAATACAAAATGCTTATGAAACCCTAAGCGATCCTCAAAAACGTGCTCAACATGATAATCCAAATCCATTTGGGCACGGATTCCAAGGGCATCCAGGTGGCAGTCATTTTGAATTCCACTTTGGTGGAGGTGGTCCAGAAGACATATTCCAACAGTTTTTTAACCAAGGATTTGGCGGACATAACCCATTTCAAAGACATCAACAACCCCGTCGTAATAAAGATCTACGTGTGCAATTGACTATTAGTCTAGCCAGCACCTTAGAACAACAAAAGAAAACAATCTCAGTACAGACTACCAAAGGCGATCGTTACAATGTAGATGTTGATATCCCTAGAGGTATTAACAATGGCACTACTATCAAGTACACTCAATTGGGTGATAACATGTTTGATACCTTGACAAGAGGTGATTTATATGTTATAATTAACGTAGAAAATGACAGTCGCTTTGAGATACATGGTATCAACCTAGTAGCTAATTTGGAAATAAACAGCATAGAAGCTATGCTAGGTGTAGATAAAATTGTCCAAGGCGTTGATGGAAAAGAGTACGCAGTTAAAATTCCACAAGGCTGTCAATACGGTACTAAATTTGGCCTACAAGGTCAAGGCTTATATCAAATGAACACACAACATCGTGGGGATTTGATTGTTAACGTTGTAGTTAAGACTCCAGTATTATCTGAACTACAATTAAACATGCTTAGAAACATTAACATCATTCAATAAATATTTTTATATAGGACATAATCTTGGCTGACATGCAAAACAATCCTGAGATAGAACACATCATTAACACTGCCTGTGTTCTAGCCAAAGACTACAAACATGAATATGTTACACTAGAACATCTATTAATTGCCTTAATAGAATCTAAAAACTTTAACAAGTTAGTCACTGACTATGGTGTTGATGTAGAAAATCTTCTACGCGACTTATATGATTATATTGGTCGTCAAACACATCTAGTCAACGAAATTAAACCAGATCTAACCCCAATGCGTACACACAGCCTAGAGCGTGTGTTTAATCGTGCATTTACACAGGTCTTGTTTAGTGCTCGTGATCAAATGGAACCTATTGATTTATTCTTGAGCATTAGTCAAGAACCTAATAGCCATGCAGCATACTTTATGCTCAAATGGGGTATTAACCGCAAACAACTAATTGACTTTTTTGCAGAACAAAACAGCGATCGTTTTAATCGTGCTAAGAAAGTTGAAAGTACTAAGAAAGACTTTGCTGATAAGATTCTAGCAGAATACTGCACAGACTTAAACGCACAGGTCGTAGAAGGTAAGATTGATCCCGTAATTGGTCGTGCTTATGAATTAGAAGAAATTGCACAGGTTCTAGCACGTCGTAATAAATCCAATGTACTTATGATTGGTGATCCTGGTGTGGGCAAGACTGCTATTGCAGAAGGCCTAGCATATAAGATTGTCAATGGTGAAGTACCAGAATATTTAAAACCTTACACAGTATTCAACTTAGAAATTGGCAGTTTACTAGCTGGTAGTAAGTATCGTGGCGAGTTTGAAGAAAAACTCAAAGATGTACTACACGCCCTAGGTCAAAAAGGCAACTCAATCTTGTTTATTGATGAAGCACATCAAATGCAAGGTGCTGGGTCAGGTGGCTCTAGTCAAGTAGACTTTGCTAATATGCTTAAACCAGCATTGGCCAAGGGCAAGATTAAAGTTATTGCATCAACTACGTTTGAAGAGTATACTCAATCGTTTGAAAAAGATCGTGCGCTAATGCGCAGATTCTACAAACTAAATGTAGATGAACCTACGCCAGCTGTGGCCAAAGATATCTTGTACGGATTAAGAACACACTTTGAAAAATTCCACGGCGGGGTTATCACAGATGATGCTATTGAAGCCGCAGTGGATCTAAGTGTACGTTATCAAACAGACAAACGTTTGCCAGACAAGGCCATTGATTTGATTGACATGAGTTCAGCTAAACTTAAGATTCAAAATCCAGACTTTGTAGTTACTAAACTAGACATTGTTGATACTATCAGCAAAGCCACTAAGATTCCTAAAGAGAATTTGTTAAGTGAAAAAGCCACAGAAAGTCTAGTTAACCTTGAAGCTACAATCAAGGACAAACTATACGGCCAAGATAGTGCTGTAGATCAAGTATTAGAAAAGATCTATGTTGCCAAAGCTGGTATGAAATCACACAACAAGCCTGTAGGTAACTTCTTGTTCCTAGGACCAACTGGTACTGGTAAAACAGAACTATGTAAACTACTCAGCGAATCGTTGAGCATGAAACTCTTACGCTTTGATATGAGTGAATATCAAGAGAAGCATGCTATGGCTAAACTTATTGGTGCTCCCCCAGGCTATGTTGGCTATGAAGACGGCAATCTAGGTGGTGGCTTATTGATCAGTGAAATTGAACGTAACCCACATGCTATTATCTTGTTAGATGAAATTGAAAAAGCACACCCAGATATCAGTAACTTATTGTTACAGATCATGGATGAGGGCTACATTACAGGATCTAACGGTAAGAAAGCAGATGCACGTCACTGTATCCTTATCCTTACTTCAAATCTAGGTGCTGCAGATGGTGAACAAAATGCTATTGGTTTTGGTAGATCATTGCAAAAAGAAGGCACAGATGACGAAGCGGCTAAGAAGTTCTTTAAACCAGAATTCCGTAACAGACTTGATGCTGTAGTTAAGTTTGGTAAACTTGATAAATTGGCTATGAAGAAAATTGTTGTCAAATTCTTAAATGAATTAAATGACCTACTAGAAGAAAAGAATATCAAAGTTCGTTCATCAGAAGCCCTAGTAGATCACTTAACAGAAGTTGGATTTGATCCTGCAATGGGCGCACGCCCGCTAGCACGTAAGATTAACGAACTTATCAAAGTACCGCTAAGTAAGAAAATCTTATTTGAGCACATAGAATCTGGTAGTGTAGTTACCGCTGATTACAGTGAAGATGTTGTTAAATTTATTGTAATTCCGCCTGCACTTGATCTATTAGAAAACAAAACCGTTGACGAAAACGGCTACATTGTAGCATAATAATTTTAGCCGTGAATTTTGCCCTGGTAAATAATAGCATATTATTTAGGAATTATAATCGTGGCAAAATTACATGAAGAAACCGTAGTAATCACAGTGAGTAAACTGCTAAAGAATGACGAAGATGCTTCAGAAATCTTAACCAGTGACACTGTAGCAAGTCTAGAGGCAGTAGTAGCAGAACTCGCTGGCGCAGGTGCGTTAGTAGAAATAACAGTAGCATAATTCAATTTAAAAGAGAGATTTTCAATGAGCAAACAATCAAAACGTATCAAACCTAACTCACCTAAAATGATGCAGGTTAATGTTCCAGCAGCAAATGCACAATCACAAGCGCAATCTGGACAATTTGACTTTAGTAAAGTACATGTCCACTTTGGTATCCCAGCATATGGCGGTATGATTACAGAACCTTGCTTTACTAGTTTCTTACGTTTTATCTTAATGGCAAGTAAGATGAACCTACAATGGTCATTAGACACTATGGTTAATGAGTCATTGGTTACACGTGCTCGTAACAACTTGATGGCTAAGATGATGACCAACACTGCGGCCACACACTTTATGTTCATTGACGCAGACATCCGCTTCCAACCAGAAGCTATCTTTATGATGCTGGCCACTGATAAAGATGTTATTGGTGGATTGTATCCTAAGAAAGCACTACCAATTAGCTATGTAATTAACGTTAAACCTGGTACAATGATTCAAAATGATATTTTCCCAGTAGACACAATGGGCACAGGCTTTATGATGTTCAAACGTCATGTATATGAAAAACTATGTGCTGCACATCCAGAAACAAAATACGTGGATGATGTGGGTCTAGGTAAACAATACGAGCCAACCATGTATGCTATCTTTGACTGTGAGATTGATGAAAAAGGTCACTATCTAAGTGAAGATTGGACATTCTGTCGTCGTTGGGCTAAACTAGGTGGTGAGATCTATGCTCACGCTAAAGTGTTACTAAACCACAGTGGTCACTATGAGTTTGCAGGTGATCTAAGTGTGTTAACTGGTGGTAAACCAACAATGCCTGATATTACTCCAGACCAAATAGCTGCAAAACAAGCACAACAAGCAGCCTAATGACCGAAGAAAAACTGAGTTTCGTAGTAACCCTTAGTGGTACATTTTGGGAGAAACGACCTCAGTTTTCTATTTGGCTTGATGATCACATTGTCATACAGAGTGAAATTCCTGATTCTGCTCAACACCTTATAAAGTTTGAGCATACAATTGGTGAAGGCCCACATAGTCTTAAAATTCGTTTAGAAAACAAGACCAATGATGACACTGTAATTGAGAATGGTGAAGTCATTAAAGATATGTTGCTGAACATAGATGACATTACCATTGATGATATTAGCCTTGGCAATCTATTATGGACTGCTGAATACAAATTAGACAAACCCCAACAATATAATAATCAAACTATTGATCATTTAGATAGCTGTGTTAATCTAGGGTGGAATGGTACTTACATTCTTAATTTTAGTAGTCCGTTTTACATCTGGTTACTTGAGAAACTCTAAGATAAATATAGTAACATCTACGGATTTACTATGTTATTAACTGAATTATACGAAACTAAACAACCCAAGCATGCAGCATTTTGTTTTGGCCGCATGAACCCGCCTACCATTGGTCACGCTCAACTAATGGCCACCACACAAAAAGCTGGTAAAGGTGGTGACTATTACATATTCCTTAGTCACACACAAGATCGCAAAGACAATCCCCTAGACTACGATACTAAAATCAAATTTATTAAACAGATGTTTCCTAAATATGCTGGCCATGTTAGCACAACTGAGTTACGCACTATCATAGAAATAGCTGGATTTTTATATGATCATGGATACACACATGTTACCTTTGTAGCGGGTAGTGATAGACTAGAAGCATTCCAAAAACTACTCACCAGTTATAATGGTGTAGAAGGCAAGAAAACCTACTATAAATTTGCTAATATTGATTTTGTATCAAGTGGCGAACGTGAAGACGGTGCAGAAGGCGTAGAAGGCGTTAGTGCTAGTCAAGCACGTGCGGCCGCAATGGCCAATAATATGCAGGCTTTTTCACAGGCCACAGGTGCAGGTAAATTTGCACAGTCACTATTCCAAGCAGTTAGAGCTGGTATGGGTCTAACTGAAAATATTGCTGAAGCAGGTGGAGTGGGTGTAGTTAAAGGTGGCGATCGTAGATATAATAACAGTCTAACAGTAGATGTAAAACCTAACACACTTGGTAAAGAAATGAAAGCATTTGGTCTAGTAGGCCGCAAAAATCCAGGTGCACCAACACGACAAATTCCAGTTGGTAAGAATGTAGGCAAAGGCAAGAAACCTGTTTAATCATGGCAGAAGTTAGTCTGAGTGTACAAGTGCAGGTACTGCAGCCTAGATGGATTGATCATGAACGTAATCGTTATCGCTTGTATGTCAATGATGATCTAATTACAGAACGTACTTGGATTTGGAACATAGACACTGTAATTGAAGAAAATATACTAGTTGATGTTCCCCCACACCTATCACATACTGTTAGAATAGAACCTATCCTAGAACCTAGGTCTATAGCACAATTTGGCCTACGTAATTTCAAAGTAAACAATTGGCCTAAACCAGATTGGGGTGGTGCGAAGACTCAACTAAGTTTTATTATAGAATAAATACACTATATTAGGAAATTATTATGAAACCATCAGAATTTATTAAAGAAGAATTTGACAGCAAAGAATACAATGATGAAGCAGGTATGGTAGAAAACAACCTTGTAACTATCATGCGTTCATTAGTAGACTTGGCCAATCACATCAAACACGATGACAATCTACCTGAATGGTGCCAAGAAAAAATCGCCGCAGTTAAGGGTATGATGGTTAGTGTTAGTGATTATATTGTCAGTCAAAAATCATTAGGTATTGATCCTAAAGTAGACCAAGTATCAGAAGATGCCAGTGGCGGTGGTACATCAAGCGGTGGTATTGCTACTACTCCTATGGGTGGCATGGCTAAACGTAGCCAAGTAGGTAGCTTGTTTGGTGGCACTTACCAACAACCTAAAAAAAGCAAGGCTAAAAAGAAATAATGGATAAGTTTTCAACGCAGTTAAAGATTGCTTTTGCTAGCCAATATGCGTTTGCTATCAAAGCACAGAACTTTCACTGGAACGTGGAAGGTCCAGAGTTCTATCAACTGCATTTGTTGTTTGAAACAATCTACAACGAAGTCTACGGTGCCGTGGATGATTTTGCAGAAAATATCCGTAAGATCAAAGCCTATACTCCAGCAAGCCTAGAACGTTTTTCATCATTGACCGCAGTTGATGATGAACTAGCAGTTTTAGATCCACAGGCTATGGTAGCAGAATTATTGGGCGATGCTGAAAAAATGCAAGAAATTATGAAAGTGTTGTTTGTTGAAGCTGAAAGTCTTGGGCATCACGGCCTAAGCAACTTCCTAGCAGATCGTCAAGATGCATTTGCTAAACACGCTTGGTTCTTACGTGCAACACTTAAAGGTAACTAATTATGGACATGAAAAAACTTTTAGAATCAATTACTAGACTAGAAGGCAAAGAGTCTATGAAGGGTGCCGAAAAGGCGCCTACAGGCCCTAAGTTTACAGGCTATTGGAAAGGCACAGACTCAGCAACACCAGGTAACAAAATGGTAGGCGGTGGTGCAGAAGAATATGACGAAAGTATTCTAAAAGACCTAAGCAAAGGTCCTAAGGCCAAAACCGTTGAAGAAGAACTAGCAGAAGCCTATGCACAGTTTATGGAAGATGACCTAGGTGTAGAACCTAAACGTCCAAGTCGCAAAGGCAGTCGCCCGGAACGTGAATATACTAAACACGGTAAACCAAGTAAACGTTATAAAGAAGTTAGCGTAAATGAACATGGAGATCAAGAAGATTACAAACCATGGGGATCACAGGATTTAGAGCCAGGACAAAAAGCTGTTCAAGGTAAACCTGTAAAAGATACTAAAAAATTTACTAAAGATCTAGCTAAAGATTTTGGCAAACATTTAGGTCAAGATGACGACGACTTAGAAGAAGGTGTTGCTGATCGTGTTTATACTGTAAACATTGTGCGCCGCAGTAGTTTTGGTGGCGAAGATAGAACACGTTCAACATCAGGTACTATTCCAGAATTGCTAGACTATTTTGGCTACACATTAGAAACAGGCAAATCATACGAACACGAACGTGGTCGTTACAAAATCAACATGGCACCTAAGAACATTAAGAGTCTAGTTGACAACTTAAACAAAGCCGCAAGTAACGCTGCCAGAAATGGACACAGTAGTACATATTACGAAGTAGGCAGTGAAGAACAACAAGTCACAGAAGGTCGTGTTAAAGACGTTGCCATTGACCTCAAAGAACTATCTGACGAAGAATTTCTTAAAAAATACAAAAAAACCAAAGCAGAAATGCGTTCAGCACTAAGTGAAGCAATCAATCCAGCACAGCAAGCGGCTATTGCTATTTCAATGAAGAAAGCTCATAAGAAACCTAAAAATGAAGGTTGGGGTGCTGATGCGGCCAATGCTCGTCACGCAGAACAACAAAGTGACTGGGACAAAACTTTAGAAAAATACAAAAACGATCCTAAAATGACCAGTAGATTAAAACATCTACGTAGTTGGAAAGCTAGTGAAGCTGAAAAAGCCGCACACGCTGGCGAATACGTTGTTCGTGGTCGTGGACATAAATTCCCAGGTGAAGACTTAGATGAAGCTACATCTACTGTAAAATACGGTGTGTTTGCCAAAGGTGGTAGCGTTGGTAGTGATAACAGCAAACCATACAAGGTATTTGACACTAAAGAAGAAGCCCTTGCTTGTGCTAAAAGATATCGTTCACAGTTAACACCAGGTGAACGTGACTACTATAAAATGGGCTTTGTAACCAAGGCTATTAAAGAAAGTAGCGGACATAAAGTAATTGATAAGAAATTAAAGGATCGTGACAGTTGGCAACGTTTCTTAGATCAAACTCCAGAAGAACGTGCTGCTCACGAAAAGAAAAATGCAGAGATTGCAAAAAAATTAGCCAAAGACTACAAAAGTCCATTCAAACATTCAATCTGGAAAGATGAAGTAGAAGAAGACATTGTGCCAATGGCTAATCCACAGTCTACTGGTTCTGTTAATCCAGCCAATCAACCTACAGATCAACAAGCTGAACAAGATCCTAAAACAGCGGCACAGACTGCTATTGCATTAAACACTCTTAAATCTGCTGCAGGAATCACAGCACAGCCAAAAGATATTGCCAAAGCACTAGATGATGTTAGCCAAGGTAAACAGGTTAATCAACAGGATATGACTAAACTTAAACCTATGATGGATGTGATGAAAACTGCTGGCACTGACCCAAAGGTTGCACAACAGTTTAAAAATCTATCAACACAGGCCAAGCAAACACAGCTACAACAACAGCAACAACAGGCCAAACAACAACCTAAGACTTAGTCATCTAGGTCTTCTGGTTCTTGCCCAGCTGATTGCAGTTCCTTGTCTAGCTTTTTAATTGCTGATTTTACACTTGCTAGTTTATTAAACAGTTTAGCACCGCGTTTACCATTGATGTACAAGCAGAACTTACCAGTTAGGTCTGCTTTGACTTCTGCTAGCATATCACCTTTAAATCCAATCTTAGCAGTGTATACTGGAGCAACATCAGCTAGAGTGTCAAACCCTAGTAGAATACTGTCACCTTGAGCACCAATCTTAACTAATCGTTGATCAAATACGCCACTTGAATTAGCTTTACGCATGATCATAGCAGCTACTCGAACATTGTTTTCTGCTACTTGAATAGTACCATCATCGTCAATCCAAAAATCTTCACCTTCAAATGGCCCGTCAAACGGATCTGAAATAATGTTGGTTAACTGTTTGTTGAATGTAGTCATTGTTGGGTTCACCTAATGGTTAATAATACGTCTATTATACACTCAAAATCTAAAGTTGTCAAGTGTTAAATCATGATAAATACTCTTATGCTGATTACAGAATTTTTCTTTGAAACTAAACGTAAACAATCTCAAACCAATGAGTTTAAAGATTGTATAGTCCCAGTTCCTCGCCCGCTTAAAAGCAAGACCCCTGTAGCTGAAGACCAGTGGACTAACCAGGACAATACCTATCACACAGGCAACGGGCAATGGCACGAAAATGGTGGTGAATGGTCGGGTGGTAGCAACAGTACCTATCACACAGGTCAGGGCATGTGGGAAGACCTAGCCACAAGTAACTATATCACCAATGAAAATGAACATGTAGATTTTGGTGACATTATCACAGCACGCAACCTAATAGGATTGTCCTTAGATAATCCAAAAGAACACAAGCACAAGTATTTTGAATTTTTAAAACATCTTAGAAATAAAGCAGGTGAAGAATACAGTACACAAGTACATCAACTTGCGGCCAAACTAGCCAAATCAGCTAAGGACTCAGACTAATGGCATCATTACAGTATTATTATATATCAAGCACACCAGGCCCAAAGGCGTTTACTATGCCCAAAGGATTCCAAGCTAATGTAGAAGTACATTGCTGGGGAGCAGGTGGTGGTGACGGCACTGGCGGAGTTGGTGGCGGTGGTGGATATGTTAAATCTCTGGTTACTATCAATCCAGGCGATATTGTTGAAATTGGCGTTGGCCTACAGGGTGCGGCTGCTAGTGGGCAAAGTGCAGGCGCAGGTGGCGGTAGTAGTATTGGTTTTAGCTATGCCGGCGGTTCAGGCGGCGGTAGTGGCGACGAAGATGCAGACATGGGCGCAGGTGGTGGTGGTGGTGGAGCTACCGTAGTAGAAGTTAACGGAATACCTGTAGCTGTAGCCGCTGGTGGCGGTGGTGGTGGTGGTAACGGAGACGATGGTGGCGCCGGTGGAGCGGGATTACCTGGCGGAGTGCAGGCAAGTGCCACTGGGTGGTATCCAGTATCACTAAGCTGGGCTTGGAATAGTTTTATGAATAGCTATGCTATTTGGACTGGTGGTAGTCAAGATGTTACTACTAATGTCTATACTACTATTGTAAATTTCCCTACATCAGGCACATATACATTTAATCTATCAACAGACAACTATGGTAGTCTAACTTTAGATTCAACATTGATAATAAGTTATAGCGATTTTACCACAACTGGAACTACTACACACGCAGTTACCGCAGGCAATCATACTATAACATTAAGTATCACTAACCAAGGTGGCCCAGCAGGTATTGCAGCACAGATTTTAAATCCAGACAGTTCAGAACTATGGGATACTAGAAATCCGCAGAACTTCCCACAACTAAATTCAACCACACAAGGCGCAGCAGGTGCTTATGGATCAGCTGGTGGCGGCGGAGGAGGCGGTGGTGTATTTGGAGGCCTTGGCGGCACTGCCACAGGCGATGACCAGGGAGGTGCTCCAGGCGGTAGCGGCGGACTTCAACTAGGCGATACTAAACTGCCAGGATCAGGAGAATTTGCAGGTGGCCGTACAACCACTTATGCGCCAACTGCACCATATGGTAATGCTGGATATGGTGGGTATGCTATATTGGTGTTGACACGTAGATTCCAGCTTTGGAATAAAGTAACTGGTGCGTGGAATCAAATTACCAATGCTTGGCAAAAAGTAAATGGCCAATGGCAAAGTATCTCTCAAATTTATATAAAAAATAATGGTGCTTGGAATCCACTACTAAGTACTACTGTAATTAACGACAAACGTAGTGTACAATATACTACACAGGGCACTTATAGTTGGATCTGTCCAGCGGATATTATTCGTGTTAAAGCCAGAGTATATGGTGCAGGCGGAGCAGGAACAGGTGGTGCTGGTGGCGCAGGTGGATATGCAGAAAAGTATCTAACAGTTACCCCAGGTGCAACCTATACCGCAGTAGTTGGTGCAGGAACTAGTGCCACAGGACAGGACAGTAGTTTTAATAGTACTATAATTGCACACGGTGGCGGAGCAGGTGCTAGCCAAACTGGCGGAACAGATGCTGGTGGTAGTGGTGGTACAGCCACAGGTGGCGATACAAACTTAACTGGTGCCGCAGGTACCAGTGGGCAAGCTGTTTATTCTTACTACTACTGGTGGTGGGGCTGGGGCGGCTGGGGCTGGAACGGCTACTATAATGGGTACTGGAACGGCTATTATGGCAATGCATACTATAATAATGGTTACTATGGGTATGGTTACTATAATTATGGTTGGGGTTGGGGTGGTTACTGGAATTGGGGATGGCCATATTATGGTACATACCAAACAGGATATACCTACGGTGTACCTGGTACAGGCTATGACAACATAGGCAGTGGTGCTGTTGGTCCTGGTTCTACAGGAGCACCAGGCGCAGTATTTTTAATTTATTAATAAAGGAAAGTTCAATGAAAAAACTATTAGTAGCAGTAGCATTATTAGCAACATCAATGTCAGCATTTGCTGGCCTTAAAGATTGTAGTCAGTTTGAAGTAGCATTACCAACATACACAGCTAAACCAGGTGACCAAGAACTATGTCACATGAACTACGCTGTTATTCATCGTTGCGATGTTAAAGCACCAGAAGCAGTATTTGAGCATTTAACACCAGCAGCAATTAGTGGTCCAGCAAAACGCAAGGACAATTTCCACCCAGACACAAGTGTAACACCAGCATGTTCAGCTAGCCTAGCAGATTATGCTATTGTTGGTAAAACACATGATCGTGGTCATATGGCTCCAGCAGGTAACAACACACAAAGTGATGCTATCATGAGTGAAAGTTTTAACTTGTCAAATATGGTTCCACAAGTAGCTAACAACAACCGTGGTATTTGGAAACAAGCAGAAACATTTGAACGTCAATGGGCTCTAACACCAAACACAGACTACTATGTTATCAGTGGTGGTATTTGGGATCAAGGTTATCAAAAGATTGGTAGCGGTTTAGGTATTCCTACACGTTTATACAAAATTGTATACGAAAAGAAAAGCAAAAAAGTTACAGCATGGTTAATGCCAAACGCAGCACTACCAGTAGCAGACTTACCTAAGTATGCAACTACAGTGGCTAACATTGAAGCGGCTACAGGTATCAAATTTAACTTACCACAGTAATCAAATTTAAAAGGATTTTCAATTATGGTAGATACCGTCCAAGTACAGGTTCCAGCACCACAATCAGTGGTGCCTTGGGGCTTTCATGGAATCTTTGATTGCAGTGGATGTGATCTAGATAAAATTCAAAGTGCAGACAACATCAAGTCTTGGTTATCATCATTGCTGACCGCTATTGATATGACCGCAGTAGGTGATCCTATTGTGACTATGACTGGTGTTGGCATGCCTGATAAAGAAGGCTACACTGCTATACAGATCATTGTAACCAGCAGTATTGTAGCACATTTTATTGACAGCACACAGCATATCTACATTGATGTGTTTAGCTGTAAAGAATTTGATCCTACAAAAGTAGAAGCTAGTATTAGCTCATTCTTTGGCGCAAACACCAAGATTAACAAGATGTTAATTCCACGGAACGCGGCCTTACAAGTTTAACATAACTTAACAAACAACCACTCGCAAGGGTGGTTTTTTATTGACTTTTTTACCAAATTCGTGTATAATGCTTGTATCTTAAATCACGATAAATACTACATCATGCAAGCAAAAGACCTAATTAGAGCAACAGACAACACTAAAATTTACCTAGACATGGATGGAGTCCTTGCAGACTTTTTTGCAGAATATGCAAAACTAGCTGGGGTTACTAGCGGTAGCTACAGAGATATACCACCAGCTAAAGCTGATCCTACCCTAGACAAAATGATTGGCACTGATTTCTTTGCTCGCTTGCCTATGTTTAGCACAGCGCCAAACTTAATACAACTAGTATTGAGTTACGTACCACACTATAACATCTGTTCAAGTCCTTTACGTGGGGATCACGAGAATAGCAGTAAATGGAAACGTGTATGGATCGCTAAACATCTAAGCCCACAACCCAGTGACGTTGTTATCACAGGGCAAAAAGAACGTCATGCAGTAAACCCAGATGGTAGCCCAAATATCTTAATTGATGATCGCGGCACTAACATTGTTGCTTGGCGTGCCCGTGGTGGTATTGGCATTAAGTATCAAGCAGATGAAGACAGTTTAGACGTAGTAGCAAAAGGACTAGCACACGCATATGGCTATTAATTTATATGAAGGCGGTAATGTTTTTAAAGACGAAAAGGGTCAACCCGCAACTATTCGTATCACTCGCAACAATGTGGTTCCAACAGTACAATGGTTAGAGAAGCTAACTGGACTGAATCTAGTAGACAATATGCTAGGCAGTACAGGTTACAAAGAAACTTCAGGTGATCTAGACCTAGGTGTAGATGTTAGTAAAATCTCAAAAGAAACGTTAATAAATCAGCTGATTAAGAAGGGAATTGACCCAAAAGACATCAGAAAAACAGGCGATAGTGTGCATTTAAAGACACCTATCCTAGGTGATGCAGCTAACGGTTATGTACAAACTGATTTTATGTTTGGCGAGCCTAGTTGGCAGAAATTTAGTCTAACTGGTAGCCCAGAAGGTAGCCCATACAAAGGACTACATCGCCATATTTTACTCAGCAGTATTGCTAAAGCTCAGGGACTAAAATGGAGTCAAAAATACGGCCTAGTTGATCGTGCTACCAATGAAGTTATTACACAAGATCCTAAAGAAATTGCTGCACGCCTAGTAGACGGAGTTCCAGCAGACTTAGCCAGCGTTGAAAGTATTATTAAAAAAATCAAAGGTCGTCAAGACTACGACCAACTAACAGCAGATGCACGCGAATCATTTGCTAAAGATCAGTTAGTATTACCAGAATCTGCACCACTTCCAGGTACAGGTGCTTGGTTCCGTCAGTTTGTAAACATGGATCATATATGAGAGCAAAAGATCTAGTCAAAGGTAACATTGCTTACCATGAAGAATTAAATCCAGAAGTATGGGATGATGTATTTGGCAAAGGTTATAAACTTCGTATTGACGTGCGCTATAGGCTATTAGAAATAGCACATCGTTTTATTGAATACTTAGAAGTACCCGACTTTAAACTATCAGGTATCTTATTACGTGGTAGTCTAGCTAACTATAACTATACTCCCTACAGTGACTTTGATCTACACCTAGTTACCAACTATGCTGATCTAGGCTGTGATATCACAGAACAGTTTTACATGGCCAAGAAAAAGATATGGAACGACGAACATGACATTACTATCAAAGGCTATGAAGTAGAACTTTATGTAGAAGACGTTGATGCTAAAAACGTCAGCTCAGGCACATACGATATCTTAGATGATAAATGGGTAAGTGTGCCTAAACACGAAGAGCCTACTATAGATGACCGTGCTGTTAATGCCAAAGCCCGTGACCTAATGACCCAGGTCAATCGCGCAGTTAAATCAGGTAGTGTAGAAGACCTAGACAGACTAAAAGACAAAATTAAAACAATGCGTCAAGCTGGTTTAGATGCTAACGGTGAGTTTAGTACAGAAAATCTAGCATTTAAAATCCTGCGTAACAAAGGTTACATGGATAAACTATACAAAGCCAAAAATCAAAAGTTTGATCAGGAATTGAGCTTAGATGAACAAGTTATTAACGAACTAAGAAACAAGTTGCAGGATTATCTACAGCAACAGTTTCCTACATGGCCACCGTATGTGGTAAATGATCTACTGTATAAAAATGCCAAAGGTATAACTGATTCTGCAGAGTTAGAAGATTGGATCGCTGGCATTAAGAAAGACTACAAAGTTAAACGTTGGGAGTTGATTAATGACATGCCTATTACGTTTAAGATGTTTCATCCAGAAACCAGAAAACAATTAATAGCACGTGGGGTAGGTACAGATACTATTCAAAATCCTTATAATGTACCAAAAGACGACGAACGTCATGCTCAACAGGCCGCAATGATACAACAACGTGGCATTAGTCCAGAGCCTATTGTGTTAATGAAAGGTCGTCATCAATACTACCTAATAGAAGGCTGGCATAGAACTATACAGCACTTCAAAGCAAACCCACAAGGATACAAAGGTCCTGCGTGGGTAGGATATCTATGAGAGAATATTTTACATTTGAAAACTTACCCCTGACCATAGTAGTTGGACTTGTTGCTTGGTCATGGGCTATTGTTTTACTGTGATCTTATCATGAGAGCAAACGAATTCTTAAAAGAAGACTCCCATATACCGCGTTATCTATATAAATGGGTGAACGGTCAACAATTCCAGAAGTATATTGATGCAGGCAAGCTGCCGGTTAAACGTAAGTATGCTCACTATATTGATGCTGTTGATAGGTTAGTTCCAGGCAATAGTTTTACAGATGAAGCACATATTGGCAGATGGACTGGTGATACATTAATTAGAATTGACGCGAGCAAACTGTCTAATAACATATATCCCATTGCTGGTAATAGAACATATCTAAAAACAATGGGGATGACACACAGTGAGTACGATCCAAATGCGTGGGAATACGAGCCGGAAGAAATAGACGAATATTGGATTGAAGGCCCTGTTGATATTAGTTCAGCGGAAATAATTAAGAAGTAAAGAACACCCTGCCTTAGGACTGTTAGGTGTGGCCGGCTGCTGGCCTGGAGGGATGCCAAAAGTGAGCAACTATTTAGAAAGTAAAAACAATGAAAACAGTAATTTGCCATTTCTATAACGAAGAACATCTATTACCCTGGTGGCTAGAACATCATAAACGTATCTTTGATCATGGTATTATGATTGACTATCATAGCACTGATCGCAGTATGGAAATCATCAGAGAGATATGCCCTAATTGGGAATTACGTTACACTCGTAATAAATTTTTTGACAGTGGACCTATTGATCAAGAAGTAATGAACATAGAAAAGGTTCTAGGTGGTTGGCGCATGGCATTAAATGTCACAGAGTTCTTATATGGTAACACTGACCATTTGCGTGACTTACCTGACCCAACACAGTATTTTATTGGCAACTATGTGTTTGTTGACATGGAAAATCCTGAACAAGGACAAACGCTATTAGATCACAGACATCCCCTACACCAACAACGCTATTGGGGCTATGATGACTTTGCTAATACTGGTGCTCCTAGACATGGACCAATAATGAGTCGCATGAGTCGTAGCATACACAACTATCCTGTAACCTATACAGGTGGGCGTCATTGGAATGGACACGAAAAATCATTTAATGATCTGGTGATATTTTACTATGGTTGGGCTGACTTTAGTGAAGCTGGGATTAAACGTAAAGATCAAATCAAAACTAAAATCAGTGAGGGTGCTACAGTGCATCATCACTCCGCAGATGACTTTAGAAATTGGGGTCGTGCTAGGAAAGTAGACAGTAGAGATCTACGCCCAGAGATTGCTACGATCCTAGAACACAATCGTAGAATAACTGGATCTGAGTGGTAAGATAAATACATAAAGACAGGAATTTGTTAAAAGTTAATCATGCGTTACAGTCAAATTAAAAAAGCCCTACGAGAAGCAGAGATCATTGATGAAGTATCAATGAGTCCAACCAGCCTTGAAAAATTTGCCAATAGTCCAGAAGCAGAAGGCATGCTTATGGGCATTGAATTTGAAATGTGCGTACCTAATGCATCATCAGGCGATGACGAACCTGAATGGGAATACGACTGGGACGCTAACGAAAGTGCCTACGACATTGACGAAATTATTAACTTCTTCCGTATGGGCGAATTTAGTAACATGAGTCGCAGTGATGCTGATCGCCTACGCAGTCAGTTATACGATGAATACCTAGAATGGCAGTACGAAGCTGCACAAAACTACGTAGACGAAAATACTACTGATGTTATTGAGAAAACTCGTGAGTATTTACAAGATGATGCTCGTGATGCCAGCAATGATCATTACGATGAATTTGTCGCAGATGCTAAAGAAGAACTAGGCAAACTATTACCAGACGATGATGCCGCTATAGAAGAGCGTGTTCGTGCATTAACATTAGCATGGATGGATCGTTGGATAGATGAACAAATAGAAGAAGCAGATAGCCGCGCATACGATAACGCACGTGAAGCTGCTGAAGAAGAACTACGAGAAGAGTACCGTGACAACTATGCTAGCCAAACAGATTGGCTAGAGTCAATTGGCGTTGATGACATGCAGGATGCACATCGCCATTGGAACTTAGATTGGCCACACATGTATGATGCTAACTACAGCGACGAAGGTAGTGCTGACGTAGATCAAGTA